ACGTGTGCTCTTCCGATCTCACGTTGTCACGAGTCTTAGAAATAGCAAATAGAACAGAAGAAGAAACTATTACGTTGGATGAAATGGATGATTACATCGATGAAGTTAAAGACATCGAAAAATTGTTTGATGAAGTCCTAAAAGAATTGGCGGAGTCGAACGCGGGAAAGTTAGCGGTCCGAAACCTGAATCAGAAATTGAAAGAAGCGGAAAAACAACAAGCGGAATAGATTCTGCACTGGCATACGAACAAATTCTTATCAATTCTTTTCGATATTTGGGAATGACCAATATCTCAGATATCGAAAGAATGACGTTATATGAATACAACATTCGTATGACTGCAGCCCAGTTATCTTGGCTTGACAAAGAAAAGTTGATTCACGAATTAGCGTGGGCAAATCAGCAAGTTCAAGCGGAGAAAAAAGTAGGCAAAAAGACAGTTCCTGTATATCGATCCTTTGAAGAATTCTTCAATTATCAAAAAATCGAAGATTCGATCATGGGAGTTTCCGAACTTTCAAAACAAGATAAAAAATTCCAAAGCTTACTAACTAAAGCTAACTCTTGAGGAAAGGAGGAAAATCATGGAACAATTTTCTGTTGAAGCCTTATTAAAAGCCACAGATAGTGGATTTGTAAAGACTTTTAAAGATGCACAAGATGCTGTTAAAACTTTTGAAAATAATTCAAATAGTATGACAACCGCTGTTGGTAAAGTGATGCAAGGTACTGGTGCCGCAATGACAAAGTATATTACCACACCTCTTATAGGAGTAGGCGTAGCAGCTGCTAAAGTTGGTGGTGACTTTGAAGCACAAATGAGTCGTGTAAAAGCTATATCGGGAGCAACTGGCGACACATTCGAACAGATGAAACAGCAAGCGATTGATCTAGGAGCAAAAACTGCTTTTAGCGCAAAAGAATCAGCTGCTGGAATGGAAAACTTAGCTTCTGCTGGATTTAGCGCACAAGAAATCATGAAAGCAATGCCGGGTCTTTTAGACTTAGCAGCTGTATCTGGAGGGGATGTGGCTCTAGCTTCTGAAAATACTGCTACTGCTTTGAGAGGATTTGGTTTAGAAGCAAGTGAAGCAGGACATGTCGCTGATGTATTTGCTCGTGCTGCTGCGGATACCAATGCTGAAGTTGGAGACATGGGAGAGGCATTGAAGTATGTTGCTCCTGTAGCCAATTCAATGGGTATTTCTTTGGAAGAAACTGCAGCAGCTATTGGTATTATGAGTGACGCAGGTATTAAGGGTTCTCAAGCAGGTACAACGTTGCGAGGAGCATTGTCTAGGTTAGCAAGGCCAACAAAGGCTATGCAAGATACAATGGATAATTTAGGTGTTTCGTTTTATGATGCTGACGGTAAAATGAAACCTTTAAAAACTCAAGTAGAATTACTTAAAAAAGCTTTTGAAGGCCTGACGCCTGAACAACAACAAAATGCTTTAGTAACACTATATGGGCAAGAATCATTATCAGGGATGATGGCTTTGATTGATAAAGGACCTGATTCATTGGGCAAATTAACAAAATCTCTGAAAGATTCTGATGGTGCAGCTGACGATATGGCTCGGACCATGCAAGATAATATGAATTCTTCCATCGAGCAAATGTTTGGAGCTTTTGAGTCAGCAGCTATTGTAATTCAAAAGATTCTAGCACCATCCATCAGAAAAGTAGCAGATGCCATTTCTGGCTTAGTAGAGAAATTTGTGAGTGCTCCAGAATCAACTCAAAAATTAGTGGTTGCCATAGGAGCAATTGTCGCTGCTATAGGACCGTTAATTTTTATGATTGGTTCAGTAATTATATGGATCAATAGGGTAAAAGTAGCTTTTAAAGCTTTAAGTGAAAGTTCAAAATTGTTTAGTGGATTAAGTAAAGCAATGGGTCTTCTTACAAATCCGGTTTTTCTGGTTATAGCTGCGGTAGCACTACTTGTTGTAGGTTTCATCTATCTTTGGAATACGAGTGAAGATTTTAGAAACTTTTGGATTGGCTTATGGGAGGGAATCAAGTCTGCTGTAAGCTCGGCAGTAGAATGGATTCAGAATGCATGGAAATCTACAGGAGAATGGTTTAACAATTTATGGAAGTCCATTAAAGAAGGTGCAGACAATGTTTGGACTACAATTCAAGAAGCTCCTGGAAAAGCGGCGGATTGGATCAAGAATAAATGGACTGAAACAAAAGAGTTCTTTTCAAATTTATGGTCAAATATTGCAAACTCTGCTTCAGAGATGTGGAATAGTTTAAAAGAAGGTGTTGTCTCAGTTATTGATGATTTAGTTTCAAGTGCTAGTGAAAAATGGGAAGGGTTTAAAAATACTATATCTACTTCATGGAAAACAATTACAAGTAAAATTAAATCTGGTTTTGATTTTATACTAAAATATATTGGTCCATTTGTAAGTAGCTTTTCAGACGTGTTCTCTAATATAGTGAAAGCAATAACAAGTATATTTGCTGAGGTTAAAAACATAATAGTAAATGCTTGGGAAATCATTAAGTCTTTAATAGCTGCGCCGCTACTGTTTATTATAGATTTAATTACTGGTGACTTCGAACAAATGAAAGAGGATTTAGATCTAATCTGGAACACACTTGTCCAATCAGTGGTAAATATTTGGACATCTGTAAAAAATATATTTACGGAATATATCGGTGCAATAGTAAATAGTGCCGTTAGTTTATGGACTGGATTCATACAAAGTATTTCTAATATTTGGAATGAAGTAGTTTATCAAGCGACTATGATTTGGATTGATTTGAAACTATTTTTTACTAATTTATGGATTGATATTAAATACAGTGCAATTCAAATGTGGATAAATCTAAAATTCTCCATAATTCAAACTTGGATTGATACAAAATATGGTGCAATTGAACTTTGGAATAATCTAAAACAATGGTTTTTCCAAACGGTTAATAATATCGTGCAAACTCTTATAAAAAGTTGGAACAGCTTAAAGCAAGGAACGATAGATTTATTTAACAATACAGTTCAAGGTGCTAAAGACATTTGGACTTCATTCAAATCTTGGATTGGTGATTTAATTACTGGAACCAAAGATAACGTTATTCAAGGTTGGGAAAACCTAAAACAAGGCACTATAGATACTTTCAACAATTTAGTAAGTGGCGCTCAAGAAGTGTGGGATAATTTAGTAAATGCTGTTAGTGATACTGTTGATAGAGTAACTGGCTGGTTTGATAACTTGAAAAATATCGATTTACTAGCAGCCGGAAAAGCCATCATGGATAGTTTTCTAGAAGGGTTACAAAATGCATGGAAATCTGTGCAAGATTTTGTTGGAGGTATTGGTGATTGGATTCGTGAACACAAAGGACCTATCCAATACGATAGAAAGCTATTGATTCCAGCTGGTCAGGCTATTATGAACGGTCTGAATAAAGGGCTGACAGGAGGATTCAATGACGTACAGAATACTGTTGGAAGTATGGCAGACTTTATCGCGGAACTTTTCAATGCAAATCCTGATGTAGATATAGCTGCAAATCTGAAAAATGCAAATAAAAACATTGGTGCACAAGTTGAACATAAAGTAAATATGGGTGGCTCTACTAAACCAGCTGTATTTAAATTCAATCTTGGAAGACAATCATTTAGATTGTTTGTGGACGATATTTCACAAGCTATGGGCGAAGGTGCAGACATTAATCTGGAATTTTAGGAGGGAATATTTTGGATCAACGAGAAAATAAAATGTACTCATTCAAAGATACAACCATTAATCTCACTAGTTCTAAACTATTCCTTCCGACGTCTGCCATGATGTACGATGGAATGTATTTAGAAGATTTGATTGAGGGTTATCAAACACTTACGGTGGAAGGTAGAGAAATGCTTTCTGTAGAAGTTGAACAGCAAGAGATACAAATTGGTTCAATCATTACAAATCAGAAAATACCTTCAAGAACACTAAAAATAACATATAAGCTGGAAGATAGAGATCCAGAAAAACTACAGTTTAAATTCAAAGAACTGTTGAATTATTTATACCGGAATGAAGACGTGGAAATTAGGTTTCATGATGAATTAGATTATTATTACTACGGTCGCTATACATCAACTGATACTGTTCCAGGAGACTCCAACTCGATTATTTCGAGTTTTAATGTATTCTGTGCGGATCCACTAAAGTATACGAAAGAGTGTGTTAGTGATGGCTATATTGGAAATCCGATACAGTTTCCTATAACACCAAGAAAAATTGAAGTTACTTTATCCATGAATAATTCAATCAAAATTACAAACGGAGAACAAAATATCACGATAACTGACGCGGCAATAAAAACAGGAGACGTGTTGGTTTTTGATTTTTCCGATGAGCAGGTAACTGTAAACGGAGAAGATTGTACTTCTATGATTGATTTAGAAAGTGATTTTGAGAACTTTTATCTTAAGCAAGGTCAGAAGATAACTAGCAATAATGGGAAGCTTAAAATATTTTATAGGGGGGCGACAATTTGAGTGAGACAGTTTATTTCTTTGATCACTTGCAAAAACTTATTAAAAGAAAAAATACAAGAAGTTTGATTGAAGTCTCCCAAGAAAAAGAAATTAGTTCTGATAAGAGTGATCTAATGAAAGATACTCTTTACGTTACGACAAAATATGATAAAGAAATAGAGGATGCAAGATATATGGCGATTCGTGAAAACGAGTCGTCTTTTTCGTTGTATCGAATTACTAAAGTTAGCGACCCATTTGAAACATTAGAGTTTACAGGGTTAGGATTTGCGACAAATGAATTAGATGCTTACATCATCAAAGATATTAGGCCGAGTGGGCAGCCCTTAAAAAATGTTCTTGATCGATTGATTGAATTTACTGAAGGAAATTGGCGCGTTGGTCACGTAGAAGCAATGTTACCAACAGTAACTGCAACTTTTTACTATGTCTCTGTAAAAGAAGCGTTGAAAGAATTGCAAACCTTAGGTATGGAATTTGTCTTTAGGTGTTCTTTGAATTCTGATGGAATAAAGGATAAATGGATCGAAGTATATGAACAAATTGGCGAAGAATCGAATACACGTTTCGTATATGGTAGTAAAGCATTAACAGTTGTAAGAGAGATAGATAGAAGCTCAATCTCAACTTCAATGATAGGTCGTGGGCGAGGCGAAGAGGTTGGTGACGGTTACGGTAGAAGAATTGAATTCACTGATGTTGAATGGAAAAAGTCGAATGGTGATCCTTTAGATAAGCCTAAAGGCCAAAATTGGCTTGAAGATCCGGAATCAACTCAAAAGTATGGGATACCACAAAAAGATGGATCAATGAGAAAACGAGAAACCGTAGTAGTGTTTGATGATATAGATGATCCAACAGATTTACTTAAAAATACTTATTCAACCTTAATCGATTCTGCTAGACCGTTAGTACAATTCAAAGCTGAAGTCACTGGAGGAGATGTGATAGGAAATACAGTGACTATTCACAGATACGATAAAGGTTATCACTATAAAACTCGTATTTATAAAACTACATTCAATCGGCTTACCGGTCAAACGAATATCGAACTAGGGGATAATTTAACACAAGATGTTAGAAAACAAACGGCTTCTATTGTCAATAATATTAATAGTTTAGAATCTAGCAAAATGACATTTTACGAATCGACAGAGATTGGAAAATATCAAGATGACATTATGCGAGGCGCAGGAGATAATGGCGGTTCTATTTATTGGGTAAATGGAATTGAAGCTGGTGTTAGTGATAGTAGAGAAATCTATGAAACTGTTTATATGGATGGACCTAACATTCCTAGATCACGCTTTTTTATGGTCCAAAATAACTCAGGAATATCTTTCAAACAGTGTAAAAAAGGTGAATGGCAAACAATCCAAGATGTACACAATGGCAATAGCACGACTGCGTGGACGTTGGATGGAACTTTCAATGCTAATTTTATTAAAGCAGGAATTCTTTCAGGTATTCTCGTGCAAGGGGTAGCTTTAAAGACATTGGATGATAAAGATTTCCAATTAGTGGCAGAAGGAGGACAACTTTCTTTTGAAAAAAAGGTCATTTCAACTGGGCTTGACGATGTTCACGGAGAATCGCTTGGATCCATCGTAGCAACTTATGGAGGCGGAAAAATAAATGGGTTTGCTGTATGGAAAGAACCAAACTATATTTTTTCCATTAACGCTGGGGACGGCGGCGATCGAGGAAATCCTGTTTTTCAAATTCCAGCAGACGTTACTGCTGATAAGCGCAAATATAATCTTTACGGTGATGGTAAATTTTCAGAAGGAAATATAACCATAGATGGTCGTCTAGATGTCAAAGAATTATATGTGAACGGCGTTAAAATCGATACAAACGGTGGAGACAATACTGGAGGAAACGATAACGGTTGGAATGGACAATATCCACCAGAAGTAACTACTGATCGGGATAAACGTTATTGGCAGATTTGGGCAATGGCAATAGGTGCTGGCTTTACTAAACAAGCTGCTGCAGCTTTACTTGGCAATGCACAAGGAGAATCAGATGCTAATCCAACCGCCGATGAGGGCAATGGCGTACCAGGATTCGGTTATGGTGTATGGCAATGGACGGATTCCACAGGCACAACTAGCGGACGTGTTTACATGATCAATTTAATGACAAAGGCTGGCATCAGTGATGATCCAGACACGATCACGGCGCAGTTCAAATTGTTGATGTGGCATGCGCCAAATGGTCAATGGATCGCAACTAGCGCTTATCCTTATACATGGACACAATTCATGAATCTGACCGATATCAACATAGCAGCACAAGCATTCGTGGCTAACTTTGAACGTCCACGTGATCCACATCCAGAACGGACGACATGGGCACAAGAATGGTATGACAAATTTAAAGATTTGGAAATTCCTGCATCAAAAGGATATATAAAACCAATTGCAGATCCAATCACAGTGACGAGCGAATTTGGCTGGCGCACTTCTCCAATCACAGGAGCACAAGAGTTTCATAACGGTATTGACCTTGTAAATGGAAACCCTAATACACCTATATTTGCTTCAGCAGATGGCGAAGTGATCGTTGCAGGAGATGCGAACTATTATGACTGGTATGGAAACTGGACAGTAATCAAACACGCTGATGGAATGTATACAGGTTATGCACATCAAAGCCGTGTGGATGTCTCAAAAGGTCAAAAAGTAACTGCTGGTCAGCAAATTGGACTGATGGGGACAACGGGACCATCAACTGGAGAACATCTTCATTTCCAATTTATGGATGAATTTTATCCATCTTCTTCTGGCCATTTCCATAATGCAAGAGACTATATCAATTTCTAAAGGAGGGATAGTCGTGGCAGAAACGCAACATAAAATGGTCCTATCCACCACCGAACCAAACAACGGAATAAATTTGGTTCGAATTCGGCAAGGGGATGTTTTAACGCAAAAGTTCGTTGTTGAAGTGGTGGAACATGGCAAACTAAAAACATTCGAGGGCCTAGTGCCGTTTTTTATTAATACAACAAAATTTGGCGAAAACCAACCTGTTGAACAAAAAGTACAAGAATACAGTCC